TTGACAGGTAACTCTGCATTAAGTATACGCTCTTGTTCAATAGCAGTGTTAGAATCTGTGTATTTTTTAGCTTTATTATAGTTTTTAACCCATTGATTATCATCTCCGTAGAAAAGAGTTTCTTCTAACGGATTACGAGCAGCCATATACTTTACAGTAGCATCTGCTATAATGTATTCAGGCGTCATTAGCGAAGCTTTTGTCTCTTAGTGAGGTCCCAAACCTCAGTTACATTTCCATTCTTATAGGTAATAGTAAGAGTATTTCCATTCATGAAATAGCTATGCAAACCACGAGAACCAAAATGAATTGAAAAATGCGGCGAGCCGGTGAGGGCATCGAAAATTTGGAGAAAATCTCCTACGGGTTTTGCTGAGTATGCCATATTATCTATATTCCTTTTTAAGTAAACGCCAAGTTGGGCTATCAATAATTACTTGTCCATCATCAATTCTCTTAATCATATTAAGAGCATCTTCAATAGTATCATAGATGTACTTGTGCTTAAGTTGGCCCATAAGCCAGAGTGGTGTACGGCTCTTTCCTCCTTCAACCACTACAAATATAGGCTTACGAAGAGAAACTGCAGTAGAAAGCTCTTCAGCAGTACCCCAGCTAGCTGTAGATGGGATAATATACGCAATAATAAAATCTGATCTATCTACCAAATTAAGATCAAAACGACGTATAGCTTTAGCCCAGTCTACTACTTCCTCATATCTACCACAAGCCATATGATTACGCATACGAGATCTCACATCTGGAGATTCATCACAATCATTAATGAAAGGCTTTTTATAAGGGTTAAAAACCGTAATATTCCGTGGAATAAGCTCATTTTCTACAGTTTCACGCCAATTACTACCATCAGCGTATTCCATGGCACCAATGGTATAAACCTTAGTGCGATACAGTACATTATTCATTCTTATATGTTAGTTACTTTTAGAACTTCATCAAGGGTTTTAACTATTTTATCTGCAAGCCCGTAACGAATAGCTTCATCTCCGAGCATGTATGTTGCTTCGGGTCTAAGAAGCTTTACAGCCGAACCTGCTCCATGCTCTTTGAGCATGTTAACTAGAATTTGTTTAGAAATTCGCAATGAATTAATCTCATTTTCAAGTACTTTATGATAGTCACTACTGAGCTCAGAACTCATATCGTGTAACATAACAATACTTTGAGGCATAACAAAACGCTTACCTGGTGCTCCACATGCAAGTAATACAGCCGCAGCAGAGTTAGCATTTGACAATACTAAAGTTGCTACCTTACAACGAAGTAAGCGTGTAATTTGATAGATAGAAATTAACGCATCAATATCTCCTCCACTAGAGTCTATCGTCAGAAGAATGTCCTTATCGCTCTTCTTATCAAGATTAATAAGTCGATTAATAATCTCTCGACCACTCTTCTCGTCAATATCTCCGTAGAGATGAATTACTCTACTACTTCCAAGAGTTTTAGCTGCTTTTCGATTTGTAGACATTTGATTGACTTAAGGTTGTTTTCGATTTCACGAGCCGTCTTGATCTTCATAATCAAAGAATCAGTTCTCATATTAACATAGTCTTGAATATCTAGAGGCTTAATGTACTTCATGCCTTCAGGACCATCAAAGTCAATACCTCTATCTTCACACTTTTCAGCAATAATATCTACTGCTTCAAGAAGAGCGGCCCAACGGGCAAACTCGTAAATTGTAATCTTATTAGTAGGGTTATTATGATCCATTTGTAGAGGCGGTATTAGGAAGAGGTTCGGTTTCGTAAAGAGGTTCGGTTACTACTGCGGTTTCTGCAACGAGATAAACAGAATTTTTTGTCTTACAATGCCCGCAAATAAAACGATTCTCTGTATCTGTACGAATAATAATTTCGTTTTCTTTCTTGCAGGATGCACACTCAACCTTAAGAGTGTTTTGTGCAATTAGCTGTGCTTCTCGCAAAGCAATTTCACGAGCGTCTCGAATAGCCTTATATTCCAGATAGGTGTTAAAGATATAAAACACCGTAAACTGAAATACAAACGTTACAATACCCCAAAGCCAAGGTGAGTGACCAAAAAATAGAGCAATAAGCCCTACGATTATTGATACGGTTATAGTAATAGCTAGAGACCTAGCTAAAGCTAATAGTACATTTTTCATATTGTCTCCTTATTAGGAGAACTTATTTAATTTGGTGCAAGAGTAAATTTGTTTAAACTTGAAGCAAGTTTCTTACACTCTACCATAATGCCGTTAAGCTTTTTGCGAAAAACTTCTAGGTCAGCTTCCTTACCCTTAAAAAGAGGTAAGTTACCTGCATCTCGAGCCTTATTGCGAAGGTCTTGTGCTTTTAAATAAAGATCAGCAAGGTCTTTTACACTATCTTGAAATGGATGTGGTAGAGCTTGCGGAATACCTACATCGTTACCTTGATCCTTTAAGCTAGCAATCTTATTGAGTGTGGGAACACTATCTCTACTGTATTCATAAGCAGAGATAGTTTCTGGAGCTTGTTGTCCAGAATAAGTCCCTGTGTAATAGGATGCTTCGTCTAAAAGTTTCTTAGTTTTTCTTTTCACTGCTCTGAATATTTACTGTTCCGACCATGAATCTATTAGAACATCTTGGACAAATCCAGTGAGCTTCAGTAATAATATCTGTACCACGACGAACCTGCATTATACGTGGATGTACACCAGGCTGACCGCAAGTATTGCAGGTTTGCGGGCGTGGTTCTACTTTAGATTGTAACATATACAATATTTACTCAAAAGCCTTAAAATACCCAGCTAATATGTTATCATTCTGATTTTTTAAGAACGAAGCTTGCCAATCTTCAATCTTGTTAAGGATAGAGTTAAACTCAAGTTCGTGACAAACTTCCTTAAACTTATTGAAATCCGGCTCAAAACTTTCTAGATTCTTAATTTGACTTTCATAGAGAGCAACTTCATTAGGAAATTGCATCAAACCATACGAAAGATCCATAAGCTTCAAGTTATTCTCTATTACAGCATTATTAGCAGTAATAGTTTCTCGGTCTTTTTCAGAAATAGATTCATTGTCGACATAAGCCCTGTAAGCTCTAGCCAGCTTTATGCCTTTAACCTCCCCAAAACCTTCTACCCCAGGAATATTGTCAGATTTGTCTCCAACAATTGCCTTGTAGTAAAGATATTCTCTTGGAGTTAGCTCAAAAACTTCATTAAAGTTAATATGATCAATGAGCTGCTTCTTTATAGGGTTATAATAAGATATATCCGGGGAAACCAACTGAATAAAGTCTCTATCTACACTGATAATAATCTTTTTACCGGAGTTGTTCTTACTAAGCCAGCTAATGACATCGTCAGCTTCAAGATGCCCCGGGAAAATGTTCTTTACCCCGAGCAAATCCACAATAGCGAGGATTTCATCCATGCTACCGTAAACGTCCTTATTACGTTCTTGGTCTCGTGTGCCTTTATAGGTACCACTCGTCAGAGTATTACGAAAATTAGGTATTTCACGGGTAAGTTTACGATCCCAGGCAATAAACACTTCATTAGCGTTAAACTGATCGACGTAAGACTTAATAGCTTTAACAAAAGTAAAAATACTACCAACATTAACCCCTTTAGAGTTAACAAGCTGTTTGCCGGTGTTATTCGCTATCCAGTGAGTTCGGTGTAGCGTGTTGTTCCCGTCGATTAAGAGCGTTATTTTGTTTGACATTGGTAGATTCGTAGTTGTATTCGGCTATACAGACATTATATACTCGTTCCGGTAATACATCTACAGGTTCAATTATTTTATTTTTAAGACCGAAGTCAAGATCTTTCTGTGTTATGGTGTGAATGTATTTGTCAGGTAAAGAAAAAAATACTACCCCCTCAGAGGTAGTTTTAATCTTTACAAGCCACTCTCCTTTAAGTTTACCCTCTAAAACAACGTATATTCTACGCTTACGAGGCAACAAAAGAAGCTTAAGCTTCTTAATTAGAGTTGAAACCATACGGGTCGTTTCCGCCTGTATTAGCAATGTTTTGATTTATCTTATACATTACTCTACGTAAACGTTCAAGCAATGCATCATGTTCTGCAGGGGAAGAAGCTGATACCATTTCAATCGGATTATTAGTTAAATCGTAACCGATTAACATAAACGGCCCAATAAACTCTTTAATCATTTGATCTAGCGCTTCAATTTCCTTTTTCTTTTCTTTAACCATTCCAACTTTAATCTTATTGAATTCAAGTTGAGCATGAAGAAGGATTTCTTGTAAGCGCTTTTGATCAACTTCCGCTAATTGTACTTCTACTTGAGAAGCAGAGGTAGATGATACCGGTACAGTAGAGGTAGAAACCGGTACTATCTTTTTTGAGCTTCGCTTAGACTTACTACTGTTTTTAGAGTTTTTATCTACCTTACTCACAATATTATTTACTTATTCAGCGAACCAAACTACGCAACTCCGGTTCAGAAACTGTCGCGGTAAATCCACCGTTCACGCCTTTTACGATGCAACCGATAGCGTCATGAGAATGAAGCGACTCGAGATGTGAGCAGACAATCTTAAAGTCTATAATACGAGAGTCTTTATTGAACTCTTCATAAAGCAAACGCGTAGCGTCTTCAACAAACTTCAAGTATGCGCCATTAAGCTCGGCAAAAGCTTGCTCGTCTTCTCTCTTAACCATTACTTGCGTCTCAGTCTTAAGAGCGTTAAGGCACATCTTCTGGATCTCTTCAAACCAAATATGGTCGTTGTACTTGATAGAGATACGAGCAGTAGAGCGTTGAGAGTGGGATACTACAGCCTTGTTACGATACTTACGGGCATGCTCACCCAGTTCGAACGAACAAGGACATGCAGAAGAGTAAACAAAGTCAAAGTGAATAATCTTATCGAATACTCCAGCCTGGTTAAGATTGCACTCAATAGCGATATTGTAGTATTGGTAACCCTTATTACCAGAACGAAGACTCTCTTGCAAGATAGGATAAGAGATCTTCAGAATGATCTTAGCATCAAAGGTGCCAAGGTTCTTCTTATAAAGCTTAAGTACATCTTCGATATAGTTAGCGTCGAAAACATTATCCTTATGTTCATAGAATGAACGAATAATACGAGACATATTAATGCCCTTCTTATTAGCATCAAGAGATACAGTACCAGTAACTCCAGTCTCAAGCTCAATGACAGTACCATCAGCACGAGTCCACTTAAGTGGGAGTTTAAAGTTATGAATACCTACTTGCTGAATAGCAACATTAGCTCCCTGAATAAGAGATGAAGGTCCATTCTGCAAGTCCGGCAAAGTAGCAATATAAGCACTATCTGGCTTAAGGCTAGTATCGTAGGTGCGATCAGGCTCCATATACTTGTAGTTAACAGCATCGAACGGAGTGTTCTTACTTTCTACATCTTCACCGAGCCAATCGTATTTCTTAGAGTTACTCATAAAATGGTTTGAGTTGGAATAAAAATTATCTTGCGACATCTTGTTTAATATATGTTTCTGATTTGTTATTAATACCGAATTTAACTAGATAGCTAATAATAACCTCAATACTATCAGTCTTCAACTTAAATTTTTCAGGAAAATATTGACCACCATCGTAGAACTCAAAAAAAGTTTCGCCGAAGAAGTCTTTATGGTTAATGTAACAGGTACAGATAATAGAAGCATTACCTGGATCAATTAAAACAGTCCAATTACGTGGATCTGCTTCACTATATTCATCAAATAGCTTATAAACGACATAACCTGAATCTTTAAGTCGTTTTACAAAATAGCTTTGAGTTGTAATCTTGTTTGCCATTACTTAACCAATCCAGAAATAATGAACTTGAATTCAGTTTCAGGAGTAGGTCTAACATAGAACGACATTACCTTATGCTTAAGGTTAATACCTACTCTAGCTTTCTCAAACTTTACCCCGGTTAATACCCTGAATATATCCAGGTTAAACGGGAGTACTTGGTTAAGGGGCTGTCCTTCTATAGAGTCAGCTACCTTTAAGGATATATTGTCAGTATTAGCCTTTTCCTTATCACCAAGCTCACAATAAATTCCATCAGGTTGACCGTAAAGATAAATCTTATTGGTCTCGGTAGTAAAAGAGCTAGCCTTAAGGATTTCTTGAAGCTTCTTAAAATCTATATCAAAAAACGTATCTAGTTCAAGAGCTTCAATCTTTTCCTTTTTAAGAGTAACCTTAGGTACAATAGCGTCATCAAGAAAATGATACTTAAACTGAATAGACGCAGACTTATAGTAAAGATGGTTGCTATTGATCTTAAATACAACGTTATCTTCTTCAATACAGTCAATTACCCGGAGTAGCTTCTTAATATCTCCAATATTGAGAGCAGTCTCTTGCTCAATCTCAACCGGGTAGTTATACTTACCTAGAAGAATGATACTCGTATCAGGTTTATTACAGACTACATAAAGTCCGTCCTTATTAACCTTAACGGAAGCAATATCTACAGCTTTACCGATAACACTTAAAAAGTTATCCGCAAAATCTTTTTTAACCAGTTTGAGTTCCATCTTGTTGGGTGATCAATTTTTTTTTATCTAGGTACTCGATAACCTTATCGAGCTTTTCGTTTACTATTCTAATATCAGCCCGAACCTTTTCAAGAGCTAACTCAATATCTTCGTATTTAGTTTTCTTATCAAAATCTAATTCCAGTTGATCATTAGGCTCAACTCTTGGCGGTTTAACTGGTGGCATTGGAATTACCACACTAGGTTCTGGAATAGGAGGAAAAAGAGTAGCTGCAATAGGATCTACCGGTGCTGCGAGTTCAGGTACTGGCGGAGGAGGTGCTGGTTGCGGTCTTTGTAGATTCATAGCCTTAGCAATACCAGAAGGCATTACTTTAGACATATCTACACTACCAACCTTAAGACCCTCACCAACCGACATCTTCTTAAGGTCATTTAGTCCACCATTGACCAATTTGCCAAGCATGGCAGCCATTACCACTTGCTCTTGGGTAATGGAGCCATTCTCAGCAGCAATTCTCATTGCATCAGCATCAGACATAGCAGGTGCTGTTTGTCGCTGCTGCATTTGCTGCTGGCGCGCTTTCAATATCTGCTCACGTCTTTGCTGTTCGGTCATATATTTTACAGGTCGTCGAGACCGTCGAGGATTGCCTTAACCTTATCGTCGTTAGTGGAAGTATCTACAGTCTCAGCCTTAGGTGCTGGCTTAGCGGCAGGTCGAGCAGAAGCTGGAGCTGGAGCTGGCTTTGCTGCGGGCTTGGGAGACTCGTAGGGTACATCTTCTTCATCGGAACTATTCTTCTCTACTACAGTAGTAGCAGAAGCGTCTTGTTCCTTACCGTAGTAATGAGTCTGAATAAACTCTTGAATCTCAGCTGCAGACTTATGCTCAACAAACTCATTAAGATCGTGAATACTTTCATAGATCTCAGCTGCCTTTTCTTCATCTACCCCTTCGATCTCAGAAGGAGAGAGGAACTTCGAGGCTGTATACGTCGGGTACTTAGGTGCACCCGGCTTATCAGAAACGAGTTCAGCCTTAATGCGGAGATTACAACCGTTAGCGCCAAGATCGAATACCTTTGCGCCGAACTCACTTGCATCATCACCGTTAATAGCAGCTTCAATAATCTTATTGAGCTGACGACCATAACGAAGAACCTTGACAGTGCCGTTATTTTCAGGGTTCTTAGGGTCGCTTACGACGTAAACGTTAACCATCCAGTTCTCCTTACGAGAGATATTAGCCTTTGCACGAGCCTTCTCTTCGTCAGTTCCATCCCGGAGAACCTTGAAATAAAGCTCACTAACCGGGCAACGCTCACCCCAGGTAGAAGGAGAGATAACATTTACATACTGGCCAGTATTAATGCTATTCCAGCCATGATGATAATAATGGAGAAACGTCTCCGATGGGTCCTTTACATTAGGAAGAAGACGGACAACATAAGTAGCAGGAGCATCAAGCTTGAGAATCTCCTTGTACTTAGAACCGCTTTGCTTACTCTTGGCGTTTTCGAGAGCAGACTTGATGCTCTCAAACATATTTGCATTGAACGTAGGTTTCATTTTATTTAGTGTAGTTTAGTTTTTAGTTTTATCAATAGTATTAGTTGTATTTGATATTATTCTGAGACCTTCGTCAATTAAGCTCTTTGCTCTACTAGAAGTATTCAATCTCATCTTATATTTTGCGATGCTATTGAACGTTTCTTTCAAGTAAAGTTCTTTATCTTGAAGGTTAAGAGAGTTTAGCTGGGTATCGAAAAAAGGCAACTTTATTAACACGTAAATGTTAAGTCGCTTTTCTGCGAAATCCACAAATGGCTTTTGTACATATGAGCCGTTACCTTTGCAGTATTGTTCTAGAGTAATTCCTTTTTCGATGCAATAGGATGCAATGTATTTAAGGGATTCTTTAATACTCTTTATCTGATTCTCAGTATCCGGGCTTTCTTCTTGCTTTTGCTTTTGTAATGCAGTGTATACAGCAATAGCTTTTTGAGTTGTATAAAAGTTTAAAGGAAAAGTACTATCGTCTTTATAAATCTCGTATGGAGCCTTAAAAAACTCATGAGGCGAGATTTGTGGAAATTTCTTAAAGAATAATTCCAACTTTCTACAAATAATACCATCTGGAGTCTTTTCAAACCCGTCGAAATTCTTACGCGCCTTCCAGGGTTGATTCATTGCACGTCTCGATGTACCAAGATATGCATTGTAAATTTCGGGTACGTTCATTTGTACTACGATTTTAGTACCTCTTTAACAACTTTGCTACGGCACAAGTTTGAATTGTACTTTAAAAATAGCAATAATGCTTCTCGTTCGTTATCGATGTGCATTATACGCATAAAGATTTTTTTATAGATCTTATTCTGTACAATTAAAGTAAAGATAGCAACACTATTTAATTTTTTATTGTGTATGATAGAGCAAAAAGAGCAAAATCTAATAAGCTCACTCTCTAGTTCATCCTCAGATAGAACATTGAGAGGGTTATTAATGACTGCTTCTTCTAATGCGCCTATTACACCTGCCATGTTACTTTGCTATAGGGGCTAATTGTTTAGTAAATTCCATGAACGTTTCAGTCATTTTACCTCCTGCTGCATATTCATGGCCACCACCGTCACAAAGCTTTGCAGATAACTTAGAAAGATCAATAGGGCAGGTTTCTTTATTCTTTCTCCAAGATATATGCTGATTATTAGGGTTGATGGAGAAGACTATATCAGCACCGTGATTTTTAATAATATAGTCACACACCTCATTAACAAATTTGCTTGTCATGGTACCGATCACTCGGTAGGTGTTTTTGTTCAGACTTACATCTCCACCAAACAACTCAAGATTATTAATTACGTTATCTCTATTAGTCTTGTGCTCTTTAATAATATTTTTCTCTAAAGCAGTAAACCCATCAAAGCCGTTGTAAAAACGTTCTAAGAACTTATGTTGACGAGTCTTATCTAATGTCTTTTGTGTGTTACTATATAGACAGTTCAAATCGTATGTTTCAGGAAGCTTAAATTGATAGCTATCGTAATCATTAGCAAGAGCAATAAAATACTTTTGTTCTGATGTGAGGTTTAAGTTAAAATGTTTATATACAACTTTAGCACATGAAGTTGCTTCGAGAATAACATTAGTAGCTAAGTTATATTCTTCCTTTGCATTTACATGAGTCAAGTGATGGTCAATAATAATACACTTGTTATGATCAATAAGATCAATACAGGTGCTTGTGTCGAGGTCTAAGAAGTAAACCTTGTCGTAGTTCTTAAGACTATCTGTTTCAGCCCACTTTAAATATTCTTTTCTAAAGTTAGACACAGTAGTACCCTTAAACGGTATATCTCCAAGTTTAGCTTTATAATGCCAATGCAAAGCAAGCAAACTTGCAGTACCGTCAAGGTCTACATCAGTAAAGACAAATATATTTTCTTTTAAACTCACAAGTCTATTTAACTCAACCGGTTAGGTTTTCCAGCTTTTTTTCCAAACTGGATATTTCATCAGTATCTAAGTCTTTATTGGCAAGGCCAATGTATTCTTTCTCTTCTGAAAGAGATAGAGTACTATAATCAATTCTCATTGCTGTAGCACCATGCTTTGGACCGAGACGGTTCTTAATACCACCAACCTTAATAATGCCAAGTTCTTGATCTCCTTCTTCTTGGTGAATAGACCAAATAACGTCTGCAGTCATAGCAACACCAAGTGATTCAGACACTGTATCTAGACTTGGATTTTCCATACCTTCTCTATTAGTCTGTACAGCACTTACAACAGGGCAATTAAAAAAGTAAGATAATGCACGAAGCTCTTCTGCTACTGCTTTACCTTGCTCATAAGAATTGTCCCCTGCCGTAGACTTGATAAGGCCTAGGTAGTCAACAACGATTATACCGGGCTTAATCCCGTTTTTAATAAGTGTCTCTACATAAGCCTTAATACCACCTACAGTCACACTCTTCGGTGGAAACTCCTTAATGATTAACTTACGCTTACGCTGTTCAGTTACTTCTCTAAAGTAAGACTCAAGAGCACCGGTTTCAGTTTGAAGTTGATTAACTGGAATCTTAGAAACATGGCTACTCAAACGCTTTGCATACATCATTTCAGACATTTCTAACGAGATCAAGATAGCCGTCTCATTATCAGGCAACGAAGTAGCGATATTACTAGCTATATTACCTAAGAAAATAGATTTACCAACGTTAGTAGGTCCTAAGAACAAGTAAAGTGCTTTACCTTTCTTATAAAGACCACCACCAATCTTAGTATCAATAAATCCCCAACCAGTCGGCACTACTTCTGTTTGAGTACCGATTTCATCTACGATCTTTTGATAATCCCCGTAAAAATCTAGACCGATATCACTGACAAGCTTGATATTACAAGCGTGTTCAAACATCTTAAGAAACTTACCGTAATCGGCTTTATCATTAGAGAAATCATCTACAATCTTAAGTACCGTATTATAAACAGTCTTCTCTTTAAAGTACGTTTCAGTATTAGCAATTAACTCTTCGAGGTTACCCTTAAGATCAATTTGCTTGTATGTAGTAAGAGTGTCCTTAAGAAGCTTTGTCTCATCTTCTTTCTTAAGATACGTCTTAATTTCAGTTACAGTAGGTACCGATCTACGCTTTTCATAAAAGTCTTTGACTATACTAACAACTAGCTTGTTACCAGGTTGCTTAAAGTTTTCAGGCTTCAAGTGGTCCAACACTAGAGAGGTATAGTAAGCATTAGTAAGAGCTTGACAAGCTACAATGCTTTCAAAGAATTCAGTATTTACCTGTAATTTTTCTTTCACAATATTATTATAGTATATAAAACAGAAAAGCTAAGGTTGCCCTTAGCTTTTTTTGTTACTCTTCAGAGCTTTCAGTAGCTTCCTCGGCTACTGTTGCTTCGGAGGGGTCATTATACCTTACCTCCTTCTGAAGTGTTTGCTCAAGTACTGGAATGACCTTGTTTTCCCAGAACTCCGGGTCATTTTCCCAAGTCTTGGCATAACCAATTTTTTCACCGTTAAGTTGGTAAGTTGAACCAGTTTGTTCAATTACCTTAAACGCTACAGCAATATCCTTGAGTCCTGCATACTTGTCAAGACCACTACGGAAGTTATTATAGAGTTCAGTCTTAAGGAAAGGTGGTACAAAACGGTTTTTAACCGTCATTGCACTAAGAGTTACGCCACTGACATTATGAGCAATAGCAATAGACTTTTGATCTTCGTTCTTATCGATCTTTTCGTTACGAGTAGCGAGCTGAACAAGCAACGAAGCAAGATAAATCGGACCACTACCACCAGATTGCTTCTTTACAAGCTCTGGATACATAGAAGCCGGGTTATCGTAAACATGGTTAGTAAAGATAATCGGTACTCGAGCCTTAGCTGCCTTGTACGTAAGTACACGCATCATAGACTTCATAGCCTTAGCCTTAGAACCCATATCTGCTGCGTCCTTACCTTGCGCAACGTCATTAAGTTCCTTAGCTGAAGTAAGATTACCCAAACTATCAATAGCAATGATTACCTTGAGATTAGGATCATTAGCTGCAATGATCTTATCAAGGAAGGTAGCAATTTGATTACGGCAATCCTCAACAGTTTCTACCGGGTAATACTTTACTCTAGATGGATCAATACCGACATTAACAGCTGATTGCTTATCCATAGCTGCTTCGGTGTCCCATACTGCCGCAAAGTAACCCTTCTTTTGTGCATTAGCAATAATCTTATTGACAATAAGAGTCTTACCTGCACCAGAAGGACCACTAAAGCCGGTAATACGACCTACCGGAATACCTCTGTAAAGACTACCGGAAAAGATAGCATTAAGAGCATAAGAACCAGTATCGATCCAATCGTTTACGATAGAAAGTGAGTTCTCTTCAGAAAGAAGAGAAGCACTTGGATTAAGAGAGTCTACAGCCTCAAAGATGTCTTTGAGACTGCTAGACATATTATTTTTTGAGGCTTTAGCCATATTATTGAGCGTCAAAAAGCTTGATCGTAGGAGCCGGCTCGTTCTTTACGATCTTAAACATCTCATTGTACTGGGCAACAAGATTGCTCTCAAGTTCGAGATTCTCTGCTACGGTAATAGCACTCTTTGGATAGGTCCAAGTCGGAAATACATCTCGATCCTTGAGGAACTCGCGGAACATAAGAGGATAGAGCTGAACTTGAAGCTTTCTATCTTGTGAAGGTGCTACGTTAAGAATAGCTGGCTTAGTAATAGTGATACTGTTCGTATCAGTCTTAACTACAGTAGCAACAATAGTACGTTGAATACTGTCGAGGAATACAATAATCGGATCATTCATATTTAATATAATATTATAGTGTTATTAGTTTTAATCAAGTTTATTGACGCGGGAACTTGAAATAGTAGCTCTTCGGATTAATAAGAGTCTTATCAAGAAGTTTCTTACTCGAAGCACGAGTAGGGACAATGTCCCAACCACCACGACGAGCATAGAAGCAAGTTACGACAAGCTCATCAGGCTGAAGAGCATCCCAAAGCCGCTTGTATGCAGCTTCGCAAATCTCTTCGTGGAAATGGCACTCGTTACGGAACGATACGATCCACTCGAGAAGAGACTCTTCTGTAACAGTCTTCTTACCGCTATAATAAATGTAGATATCTCCTGAATCAGGTTGGTGAGTAATCTTACAGTTAGAGCGAAGAAGAGTGCTCATATATTTACTAATTCCAGGACCATCAACTACCTTGAGAAGATCTGGTGTTTCATTAAACACGGTGAACTTCATCTTCTTTGCAGATGGAATATTTTCCAAGACCGTCCATGGACTGTTAGCAACACTCGGAGCATAAATGCCTTCCCAATTTGCCTGTTCATCGCGTCGATCTTCTGTCAATTGCGAGAAAAGTTCAACCTTTACGTCAGTTTCAAGAAGATTACTAAGATCCTTTTCAGCAGTAGTCTTAATATTCTTAAGAACTTCCTTGGGGGTCTTACCCATAGCCTGCATATTGAAGCCGTTCCAATACAGCTTCATAGACTTAGACTCTACGATGTACTTGTTAGTACATGCATAAACAACCTTAGCTACGCAGGTAACCGGAAGGCCGGAATCAGTAAGAGCGCTACACTCGTACCCGTTCCAGATATCGTAACCTACGAAGGGAAGATTTTCATCCTGAAGACCAAGATAAGTGCGATTACGTTGACGTTCTTCTCGAACAAGAATGTCAGGTGTATAAGTGGTCGGAGAATCGACTCTCTGACCGAGTACCTTATCGATGTTGTTAGTATTATAGCTCATTTTGAAAATCGTTCTTAATCTCACTCACTACCTTGTTTACACGTTCCTCTACGGAACCGGTTAGAAAACTAACTCTATGACTAATACTAAAATGATTAATATAGAAGTTAAACTTTTCTACTACACCGTCAAAAAATGCTTTATCTACACTACGCTGACCGTCTTCAATCAAAGGAAGTTCCGGCGCGATATAAAAGATCTTATCATAATGTGGTATGCATTGCTCATAGATAACCTCTACAGCATCCATAACTGCCTTATTCACATTACCTTGCTCATAAAAGTAATGAGTATATGCAATGCCATCAAGAGCCCCTCTATCCATAATCCAACGACCTGGTGTAATAGCAAACTCGAGATGACGTGCCATAATCAAATACTGAGAAACAGAATTACCTGCTTCATTGATCGGCAATAGTTTGTTGAGGTCTCTAGTTAGATTCGTTCTATAAGAAAAATTAAGAACGGAGCTAATAGTAGTATTAGCTTTTAGAGCATTTACCAAGGTAGTCTTACCTTGCGAATGCGCACCACAAATAGCTACTTTATAGTTATTTTTACTCATACGTTATTTATTAAAATCTTCTTTTTAAGAAAAGCCACCCAGTTATGAATAGCAATCTTATGTAACTGTGCAATGTAATTTTCTACTGTTTGGTATTCAGCATACAAATCGTTGGTTTTAAAGTAAGCCGTTGCTTCAATGGCTCCCTCATCTACCTCAGATACTACTTTATGAATAACATGACCATGAAACGGTCTTGGATTGGTAGTATATTCATCCCAAGCTCTCTTTTGTGGATCCTTACCTTTAAGTTCTGGATAGCGTGTAATCAGCCCAGGATGACCGTTAAAGATAGTATAGCGAAAACAAGCTTCAGGTGGAAGTATCCGTAGAAAACCGTGAAGAGTTACGATATTAGCATGTCCTATAGAAGTCTTATATTCATCAGGTGTTGCGATACGAGGAATAAATACAAACCGATCATAAGCCTCTTCTAAAAGACTAGGATTAATCTTTTCTAAGCTTTCTGGAGACTTATTTGTAATAATCGCATCCGGAAATCTGCCCAGGTTCTTAGAGATTTCATATATTTCAGAACCTGACTGACTGAATAATGCTTTCCAGATAAAAGGCTTTTTCATGGGCTAGATATTAAATTATACTATATTGAAGAAAACACCAGCTTTATTAGGTAAGGTAAGACTTAAACTTTTCAATATTGTGTACGATGATTTCGTATGTGCCTGCATCAGGTACTGCATCTAACAAATCTACTAACTTCGTTCTTTCCTTTTCCCATGTACCAATCTTATCTCCATAACGAACACCTTTAAGACCGTGTACGATTGGAGATGATGTATCGAGTGTTTCGATCCATTTAAACTCCGGGCCCGTATAAAAACTAAACTCGCGAGGGTGTGCACAACCGAGAAGGTGATGAGGTTTACTTTTATTAATGACTCCTTCATTCATCATACGAGTAAGAGTGAGCACTCTACCCATCATAAATGCTACCCACTTGTTAGGGTGCGGAAACACTTCAGCGTAATAAGAGTAGTCAAATGAAATAGCAATTTTATCTACCCCTACTACCTGATCCATATGCGTATAACACTTAACCAACTCACCATAATTTTTACCCTGTACTACTCCAATTGCTCTACTCCCGGAATTTGGTACATTATTCCAGTCTAATTTAAAGTGCCATTCCATGGCGGAACGGATGGTTCCATTACAATCTTCAAGTACGTCTGGAATGATATACTCAGTAGGTTTAAGCTTGTTAATCCAGTGCGCATAACGATCTGGATCAAAAGCAGTACCGAGTTCAAAGATAGAGTTATCTAAAATTACATGACGTCCTAGCTTAAGACTTTCCTCAAAAAAACTGTAATACTCAGGTCGCGACTCAAAGAGATGTACTAGAGCATAGTCATAATCGTTATATACCCGAGAAGGTCCAAGTATACTAAGGGGTGATTCGTGAGATACTTTAATCATTATTTTAAAAAGTTAACTATACGTGGGCCGGTTTCAACATTGTTTTCTACATTAACTTCCCGCCCTATCAAATTCATAATCGAATAGGATTCTGTTTCGTGTAAAATTTTAACAATAT